ACTACGAGTAACACACAATTAATTGATGGCCATGACCATACGTATAGTGCTCCATTACATGTATCTGGAACAGAAGATACTGGTAAATTAAGTTAATAACAAGTATAAATAGAAGTATGAGTTTACAAACCGCAAGAACAACCGAATATTCAGATTTAAATTTTGCATTTAAACCTAACCCTAATACTAATGACATGGGTATTGTTAAAGGAGTGCTTTCGGTAAAACAAAGTGTCCTTGCTATATTAAAAACTAATCACGGGGAAAGACCATTCAATCCTTTTTTTGGTGCGAATCTCAGACGATATTTATTTGAGAATATTAATGATGTTACTGCAAGTAGAATTGCATCATCTATAAAACATGCGTTAGAGAATGACGAACCAAGGGTAAGATTATTAAATGTTAATGTTAAAGCACAACCAGATAGTAATAAAATAACAATACGAGTAACTGTACAAATCCTTTCAACATCAGAAATTATGAATGTTGATACTTCACTAGAGAGATTACGATAATGGCACAAACAAGAAGAATTAATGCGGCGGAATTAGACTTTGACCAGATAAAAACAAATCTAGTTGCTTATATGAAAGCCAATAATGATACATTTAATGATTACAACTACGAAGGTTCTGCAATGAATACTGTCATAGATGTATTATCTTATATAACCCACATAAACTCGGTTAATGCGAACTTTGCCTTAAACGAAACCTTTTTAGATACAGCACAACTTCGACAGAGTGTTGTGAGTCATGGAAAACTTCTTGGATATACACCACGTTCTACAAGTCCTAGTGTTGCATATGTCGATATTACAATGGTGAATCCTAGTAATGTTACCGACGCAGAAGGGAATTATTTACCATTAACCTTATCAAAACACACTCCATTCTCTACGACAATTAACTCTGTAACATATAATATGTACGTGCCAGATTCCGTAACTATTAATGAAGACGGTACTGCCGCACATACTTACAAATTTTCTAATGTAAAAATAAAACAAGGTACGATAAAAGAAGCAACATATACTTTTGCAGATAATACTTTTGATGAATATATTATTCAAGATTTATATATTGATACCAATTCTATAAAAGTTGATATATACGAAAGTGCTTCTTCTAGTTCTTTTGAAACTTATGCTGCATATACGAATATAGTGGATATAGATGAAACTTCCAAGATATTTTTCCTTGAAGAAACGAGGGAAGGGTATTATGAAGTTAAATTCGGTGATGGAATTATTGGAAAGAAACCAGATGCAGGTAATGTCATAAAGATAACTTATGCGAACGTTGGAAATACTAATGTTAATGGTGCAAGTGTTTTTGCATTAGCTGGTAGTATCGGGGGAAATACTAATGTAACACTCACCACAATAACTAAAGCAAGTGGTGGTGCAGCCGCTGAAACTAAGGAGTCAATTAAGTTTAATGCACCTCTTGGATTCGTAAGTCAGAATAGAGCAGTAACCCCCGACGATTACAGGTCTATTATTCAAAACACATACGGTAATGTAGATAGTTTAACTGTATGGGGTGGTGAAGATAATATTCCGCCAGATTACGGGAAGGTATATATTTCCATTAAACCACTTGATGCAGAAACCTTATCAACTGTAGAGAAAGAAACGATTATCGGTACTTATTTAAAACCAAAAAATGTTGTTTCTATCACTCCCGTTCTCGTTGACCCAGATTACACTTATATCGACCTTGAAGTATACTTTAAATTTAATCCTAACATTGCGAGTGTAACGGTGGGCGGACTACAAGATTCTGTTCGTACAACCTTAACATCTTATAATGATGACACCTTAAAGAAATTCGGTGGTGTATTCAGAAGTTCAAATCTCGTAAAGAACATAGACGAAACATCCGTTGCAATCCTTTCTAATATTATGAGGGTTAAGTTCCATAAGAAATTTACTCCTGTGATAGGTACTGAAACGAGATATCAATTCGACTTTAATCAGGAATTAGCAAAACAAGAGGACACGTATTATATCGAGAGTTCTTCATTTGTTTATAATGGATATACTTGTACCTTAAAAGATTATTATAATACCGAAACTCTAAAAAATATTATTAGAATTATCGATACTGAAGGTACAATAAGAAATACTAATATAGGTTATGTGGAAAATGCAACTGGTCGAGTAGTTCTAGAAGGATTTAATCTTACATCTATTGTAGATACCACAACCACTCAACTAAAAATAAATGCTAGACCAGCATCTTCCGACATTAAACCAACACGAAACGAGTTACTTACCATTGATACTACTAACGCAACAATTACTGGTGAGATAGATACAATGGCGGTTGGTGGAACAACTGCTGGTATTGACTATACAACGGTGAGTAATAGCTAATGCCAGGATATAATAGAATAGATTTAGCAGCCTTTGTAGAAAGTGTTGTACCGCCCGCAATTATTGCTGATAATCCAGAACTTGTAGAGTTCATTAAGGTATATGCGTTATATCTAGGACAAGAATCATTTTATATCAATCAACTTGAGTTACAAAGGGATATCGATTTAATTGAAGAATCACTATTAACAGAACTTCAAAACGAAATCGGTACTCCAATTCCAAGGACTTTTGCTGCCGACCCACGAACATTCTATAAACATCTTGTAGATTTTTATAAGAGTAGGGGAACACCAGAGTCCATTAAAGCATTCTTTAGATTGATTTATGATGACGAAGCAGAGATTTATTTTCCGAAAGACGATATGTTCATTCCTTCAGACGGAAAATGGAAAGACCAAACAGACGATATTAAAACGAATCCCGAAAACTATACACCAAGTCATACATGGACAATTGCGGCTGTTACGGGAGATGGAACGTATATCAACTTTGCAGATGATGACGGGTTCTCTCCAGTTTTTGACGGAGATGTAATCACTGTTAATGGAGTACACGAACCAGATGTTACTTTCAGTATATCTCAAGTGTATTCAGCACCTGAATGGTATAACCTTCACAAGATAACATTTACCGATAGAACCTTAGCAATTGATGATGTAATTAAATCTTATAGGCCGGGATTGTTCACAGTAACAGACGGGTTCGTTTCGGATACAAAAAAAATTCAAGATTCTTATTTCTATCAAAAGTTTTCTTATGTACTTAGAACAGGAAAAAGTATTTCGGATTGGAAGAACGCATTTATTAGATTAATTCACCCTGCAGGTTTCAATTTCTTCGGGGAAGTTTTCATTAATCTTCTTTCTACAAGTCAATGGAGAGTTCAGCCGGGTTATCAAGAAAGTGGAGTACCATTCCGTATTACAATTAATTGGTTAACTCAGTTCTTAACATTGTCAGAATTAGGAACATTTATAGAAAAAACATGGTCTTTGGACATGTCAAGTAATGAAATAGGGTTAGATGACCATTTTGATAATATAAAGTTCTTAAATTGGAGACCTATTGGAGATTATTCTCAATATACATTACAAGATGTTATAAATAACAATATAGGTACACAAACGGGATGCCAAATATACACTTGTACACCACTTAATTCAGATACTTCATATGATTCAAGTGCGTGTACTTTAACAATACCATAATAAAACGGGGATAATATGCCAGCAATTATTACAAGCAAATTCAGGTTAGACACGACAGAGGCGTTTATAACCGACATTCAAGGAAACACCAATAAATACTATTTGGGGATAGGGAGAGCACATGCTTGGCCTACCGTTGACTCTCCAGATACACCTTACGAAAATGATTACACAGGAGATACCGTATGGGAAAGTTTATTCGCAGCTAAAAAAATAGATGCTGCTGATTCGATATATGCAACGGTTCGTAAACTGTGGGTATCGGGAACTACTTATGTGGAGTATGATGACCAAGATACAAACATAGAAGGTAAAGATTATTTTGTTATTTCAGATAATAACAACGTATATTTATGTATAAAAGCTGGGCCATCGGGAAGTACAACAGACCCTGATACAACAGGTGTAACGACTTCGGGTGTTATTGACTTTTCTGGAAGTGATGGATACATATGGAAATATATGTTTACCGTACCTACAGATTCTTCAACGAAATTCCTTACAACTTCATTCGTACCTGTTCATCGACTAACTGTACAACCTGGCGGTGGTGAAGATACTGCATTAATCAACCAATGGAGTGTACAAGATAATGCGGTGAACGGTGCAATTTATAATATTAAGGTTACTGCTGGTGGTTCAGGATATACGTCTGTACCTACCGTAACAATCACGGGAAGTGGTTCTAGTTGTGCTGCAACTGCAGTTCTTACTAACCAAGTTCTAACAGACATTACTGTTACTACGCCAGGTACGGGATATGAAAATGCAGTAGTTACAATTACTGGTGGTGGTGGTGCAAATGCTACTGCTCGTGCAGTAAT